TCTTAATGCATCTTTCATAATAATCTTATTGTTCCTATTGTAGTTTCTACTGTCACCGCCAGATCCATTGATATATCACTTTGTTCCCCCTCTTGTGTATTTCTAATAATCCCCTGCATATAGACTGAAATTCAACTGTCAATTTCTTTGAGTTTGAGTTTGTTGTATAGGCTTTCATCAACTGCCCGAATATACGACATATTCTTTTGATAGTCAAAAAGCTTTTTCTTCTCGTCTGCCGTTCCATGATCCCAAATATCATGGCATCCTCTGTGTTCTCCTATGCTCATGCAATGGTAAGTGATATTGTCATATTCACAAATTAGGTCTGGCCTCTTTGCCCTACTGATGATATGGCTATGTGATAACTGCACCTGACCACTATACCTATTGCACCCCGTACATTTATGCTCCCTCGTTTCTGATATCAGCTTATATATGGCGTACAGTTTACTTTTCATCATATCTAATACGTTGTATATGTTAATAAGTTATCCAAATGCTCTAACTGTTTTCCTCATTCCTATTGCTCCCGTGATGGCATACCTTAAAGCATCAAGAGCATGATCACCCTTTGCATTGATGGGTGCATTGATCATCTCTCCGTTCTTCTCTTGCCACTTATAGTTCCTTATCTCTTTCATTAGGTTATGACTATCCTGATGAATTAAAAGGTTCTGCTGTTGTACCAGATTGATGCCATGCTTTACTGAATCCCTGCCCTTTGTTGTAGGCACTAACCTGATCCTGTTAAGTCTTGCCTCCTCGTAACGATTTATCTCTGCGATAGACTTAGGTTCGGCACTATCAGCATATATTATTGCATCACTAACTCCCTGCGCTATCATCTCATCAGCTAAATCATAGTTCGTTAGTCCTGTCTTATAGATATGCTCCTGAACATAGATATGATGCCCTGATTTCCTTATTTCTATAAGCGCAGATGCATCGTTTGTAAATCCGAAATCCAATCCAAAGAACCGCCAATCATAGCTTTCAGTCATCTCTTTAGTGGTCTTCCAATTGTTGTATATCAATCCTTTAATCTCTCCCCACTCGCCAAGCCCGAAGATAGTCCAGAAGTTAGGATCATTCTCCCTCATGTATTCTATCCTCCTTATCGTTTCTTTGTCAAGGAATGAATTGTCAAGGTAGTTTGATTTGATAACCTCTGCTCTGCCCTTATCCTCAAGTTCTATCTTTATCCAGCTATACATATCAGAGGGGTTGAAATCCAGATACATCTTATTAGCCTGCCCATCTTCAGACTTCCTTGATAGCCTGATATACAATTGATTGAAGTCCTCAAAGGTAAAGCTGTCAGCCTCATTAAGCCATACGTAGTTGCTCTCTAACCCCCTGACTTTATGGGCATCATCAACACTTAAAAATACTATCTGGCTATTGGTGAAATGGTAAGTGAATGTATGCTCTGATTTGTTATGAGTTCCTAGTTCATAAATCTTATATTCCTTAAGCATATCAATCATATCTTTATATACTGAATGTCTTAAAGCAGGGAATGTCTTTCTGGCTATGATAATCTTTTTGTTCTCCTCACCTATAAGCTTTGAACACATCAATTGGCAAAGGGAATAGGTCTTACTTGACCTTGTACCCCCTCTGTTTACTATGATGTCATTCTTTGCCGTTAAGTTTCGGTGGAAGACGTTTGTTATCTTCAGGCTTAATTTCTTGGTACTCATCAAATTTCTGTTCTATCTCTATATGTGTAAATGGTTGTAAGTGGATGTTGTGGTCTTGCCTTTCTACATATCCCCTCTTAACTCCTTTGGTCTTTAAATAAAATATCGTTGCCGTTACATTACCATCTTTAATCTGTTTATGTAATTGGCTCTCTGCAAAGTCAAGGGCAATATCTTCAATGCTATCAACAGACTTTTTAAATTCTTCATCGTTTTTATACCACTCATAAAATGTCTGTCTTGCTATGCCCACATTCTTACAGGCAACAGTCACTACTCCAAGACTCTGCTCAAGTGCTTTTATAATCTGCTTTTTTAATATGTCAGTATTTGACAGTTTAGGCATATACTAAATATGTTTTTTATTTAATAATTCTTTGTATTTAATAAATGGCTTTTCTACACAACTGCTTAACTCAACATACGTTTTCTGTTCTTCAGGAAAAGTATGTATTGCTAAATGACTTTCTGATAATAAAAATAATGATGTATAGCCAAATGGATTAAAATAATGCTCTATATTATCAATAATATTAAAACCACTTTTCTCTAATATTAATGTATAGTTTTCTTTTAATATTTGTGGATTAGTTTCTTTTATCCATTCACTATGATTATACATCTTGGCTTTCATCTATTATTAAATCTAGTTTTGGATATATGTTTTTAATTTCTTTAGTATCTCCTTTATAAAATACTAATATATTTTGATGTACTTTTACTACTTTTCTATTCCCCATATATTTTCTTGCTCTTGCAGGCGCAGTTCCTAAAGGGTCTGCTAATATTATTTCATTATATAATAAAATTCCATTTTTAATAAAAATATTTTTAATATCACTCGGAAAATTATAATATACGCCATTTTCATTTCTTATATCACCTACAACTATAAAAGCAAATCTGTTATTTTTTAAACATTTAAGACTATCACTAAATGCTTTATCTAATATTTTTATAAAATCTTTATATTCTTTTTGATTGCTTGCATCATTTTCTAGTGTACTATATACCTCTAAATCAAAATAAGGAGGACAACTAAATAATAAATCTTGTGTATTTGCTTTTATATGCTTTAATACATTTTGCCCATCATCACAAATATACTTGCTTTCTGTTCCTTTTAGCCTTTTGTTATTTAAATCTGTTTGTTCTTGCCTTAACTCTATGCCTGTAAACTTATTACCTAAATAATCACTCACATATCCAAAAACACTATCCCCTGCAAAACAATCAAATGTATTGCAGCTTTCTAAACCAAACCACTTATTGGCTATTTCTGCTATTACAGGGTCTAAAATACTTACAGTAGCCATTTCAGGTCTATACATAGCTGACATATTATTTAAGTTACTTAATTTGTCCTCTCTACTTTCACCCTTATCTCCAATTAAATTATTCCACCATTTTTTTCTGTTTTGCCAATAACCTTGCTTGCTATCAAAAATTGAAAAAGGAGGTATAATAAAACTATCTTCTAGTTTTTTATGAGAATCATCTGTCATACCATCCAAATCAAAGAAAGATAAGTCTTTATCATCAAAACCCCAATCAATAAGCTCTGATACATCAAAGTGATTAGCCAGCTCATCCCAATCCCACTCACCTGTATTCTTGTTAAGCCTGACATTCAACTCCCTTTCTTTATCAGGGGTTAAGTCCACTTCAACACAGGGTATTTCTTTGAAGCCCAGACTCCCTGCCACCTTTACCCTCTGATGCCCTCCGACAATGATGTTCTTCCTCTCTTTATTTTTGTTTACTATAATAGGGTCTACGATGCCGAACCTTTTAATGCTATCTGTTATCTGTTGAAACTGCTCTTTCGTAAGTTGTCTTGGATTGTATTCGGCTTCAATCAGGTCACCGATTTTTTTAGTAATTATTTTCATCTTGTTCTGTTTTAAATTGTTTGTACCCCTCAAGTTCTTCTTCCTCTACAATATACGTAAAATCTTCAGTTTCGATATGTTTGCCATCTTTATGAATCTCTATTCTTGTCTTTATAGACTCTGGCTCATCGAATGAAAAGGGGTAGTAATATGTTTTAAATTCTAACACGTATGCAGTCTTTCTATTTGTGTACATCTCTTTTTATATGCTTCGCACCATTCTATGTCGTGCTTATGGTTGTTGATCATATGTATTACTGTTGAGTGATCCTTACCCATTGCCAGCCCTATGCTCTTAAAAGGCAGCTTGTATTTATGTCTTAATATGTGCGCTATTACTGTCCTTGCCTGAACATATAGCCTTGTCCTTTTACTTGACATCACCTCACTCTCTTTTATCTCAAATATCTTAGCCGTTATTGTTACCAGCGACCCCATCAGCTTCTTCTCATTATATACCTTACTGTCTTTACTTACTAAACCAACATATACATATGGTGATATCATAGCCTCTTCTCTAATTCTTTAAACCCTGTCTTAAAGGCTGCCCACTCAGCATACAACCTCGTTTCATATCCCTTACTCACTATCAGGCCACAGTCGAAGCACCACCTGACAGAATATTTATCACCCATCACATGCTCTTTATATACTTCAATATTAATATCATTATCATCAAAGAAATCATACAAATCTCTCATATGATACTTTAGGTATGATCCATTTAAACTGTTTATGTATTCGATATCAAATTCATAATCGAACTTCTTCTTTTCTTTAAGCCATACAAGGAAGACCTTATAAGCTTTGACATACATCTGGGATATTGTCTTATGATTCAGCATAGGTAGTTATCAATTTTTTCAATAGCTTGGTCTATTCCTACGCAAAAGTCTGCTTCAAAGTTCTGCTCTCTGAGATATTCTAATATTCTTGACTGCTTTTCTAGGTGAGTATCTTTATATAATTCACCATTGATCTTATATACGGGCTTTGTCTTTAACTCTATCGCCAGACCACATTTGCCCTTTGATTGATAGTATATTATGAGGTCAGGGAAGCCACTACTATGTTGCAACCTTGAGTATTTAATGGCCTGCCCTTTCGTCATCCTGATACCTCCTAAATCAGACCTGAATAATACTTCAGGGTATTTATACTTCAGGTACTTACATACTGCTCTCTGTAGATCATATTCGTTAGAACGGGAGGTTGTCATTATCAACAAAGTCTGCTTGTGTTTCTTTTACTTTCTTTTCTTCCCTGCTCAACACAGTTACGTTGCCGATGATATTGGTGTAGTATTTACCATCTTTATTTGAATATGTTATCTTGCCATCGATAAGAACCTTTGATCCTTTGGTGAGGTGTTCTTCCAGCCAATCATTCCTTTTTGTTATTACTACATTGTGCCACTCTGTCTTCTGTTCCCATGCATCGCCTTTTTTGATGTTTGATGTTGTTGCTACTGATAATTTCAGGGCATTGCCAATAACTTCAGCATCTGCGCCTAAGTTACCACATAATATTACTTTGTTCATTTCGTTTTTGTTTTTAGTTTAAAAATCGTGATCTATCATTGCAGGCTTAAATTCCGTTGTATAAAACCATATAACATCTTCCTCAATATTGAAGTCATTGTTATGTGATATTACACTTTTAAAGAATCTGTCCGTTGTCATTGTGGGGTCTTTATATAATCGTGCCAGCATCAGATCAGTTATATTCGCTGCCTGCTTTTTTACTTCAAAGTACCCATCATCAATAAGGTCTTTTCTTCTTTTTAGGTTGTATAATACTCTCGTTGCCATTATGCTATATTTTCAATGTCTTCAGGTAATGCATTAATTCTATCACCCACCTTTATCATCTCATCAGCCATGAGGTAGGCGTTCTTCGACAAAGCTACGATATTTATTTTATTTTCTTTATTGTCTGCAAGTTCCCATCTCAGTAGTTCTTGCATGGCTAGTGCTGCAAATAGTTCTCTTTCTTTCATGATGTTATATGTTTAAATTCTTCTGGCGTAAAGCCACTTATAATAAATTCTCTTTCATCGGCATTAAGGTAATCAAATACTTTATGCGCCAGCTCTTTATTCTCTTTCCATCGCCTGAAATCTTCAAAAGGAACTACCACCTTATATTCCTTATTTGTTATCTGGCACGTTTCAACAAACTCCGCTTTGCCATTATGTAAGATGTATCTTCTTGGATGCCTTAATTTTACTTCTTTCATAGTTGTAATTTTAAAATAGTTCCATTTGTGTTTTTAATAGATATTTAATTGGCTTTAATTCTGATGTCGGTATAGGGCAAGCTGAAAAAGGATATTGACCACCATCAGGTCTTTTTATTGTTGGTCTGTAATTATCTAATATTTCTTCCGTTTCCAGATATCCAATAAAATAAAAATAATCTAATTCATTACGTATAAATAAACCAAACAATATTAAATCATATTTCTTTAATAATTTATATTGGTTTTCATGTATTAATCGCCTGCCATATACTTCATCATCTTTTATTGTTCCATTAATGATCTTCTTAGCATATTTCAATGGTACTGTTTCGGTTTTTACATCAGTCTTGTTACCATGTATTATTAAATCACAATTATCAATAGTATAATAATTATCTCTTATATTATTTTTCCAATCTATACCAAATAAACTACAGGCAGCAAATTCACCTATAAAGCCAATTTTATCCCGTTCTTCTTTTGTCATATGACCAACTTCAAAATGATGTTTTATATAGGCATCTCTTTTATCAGCTTCAACTGATGCCTGTTTTTTCATTTCTTCTGTTATCCTAATTCTCATATCCTAATTCTGTTTTAACTTTCTTTGTCTTGTTCTGCCTTTCATCATATTTCTTACCCCTCAACTCAATATGTTCTTCCTGAATCTTTCTCCTGTATCTTGTAATACTGTCTGCGCTTGGTATTTTGTTGTTAATAAAATCATCCCTGAACGTCATCATATCAGCCATTGATACCTTATAAAAGTTCTGCCATACCAACCAGATTAGATAGTTGTCATTATCCCTTGCCTCTGGTCTTTTC